TAACTCAGGAACACGCCTCGCAGATACATCATTTAATGCGCTTGGAGTAATGGCTGTTAAAGTGCCGCCGCCGGTCATTAATTTCAATTCATTATATGACCCGCCAGCTATATAAGCAGTGCCATCATTTGCTTCCCACGAATGCATACCGCGCAATGTATTTGATGCAAAACTAGCTTTTCTTGTTTGCCATCCCTTCACTGGCCGTAAGCTATTATCACGCCAGCGAACTAAACTTCCATCTCGCCATCTACCAGTTTGTTCTAAATCAGTACCATTTCGGTAAAATCCCGCTGGTATATCTAAAGGTACTAAAGTCATTTACCTATCCTGATTACAGGGTTGCGTTAAAGTTTACATTGCCAGCTACGTTTAAATTTCCACTATTATCTAAAGTCATGTAAACATTTGAACCAATTTTAAATTGCAGCGTTGTGCCGTTAGAAACAACTTGCCAAACCCCAATATCTAAAGTTGTAATATTTGCTAAAGTAATATTTGCTGTTGTAACTTGCGTTGTTGTTACATTTATTGTTGGAATAGTAGCCGTTCCAGAAAAAACAGGATTTAACAAAGGGGCTTTTGCATCAAGCTGCGTTTGTATTGCACTTGTAACGCCATCAACGTGATTTAATTGAGCAGTTGAAGCGGTTAATCCATCTAATTTATCTAGCTCTGTGCTACTAACCCCAGATGAAGCTGCAATTTTTCCATTTTCATCAGATATTAAAACCTTTCCAGAAGGTAAATTGCTGCTCAAAACTGTGCTGGCAGCACCAGTAGTCGCAGTAGGAATATTGTTTAGTTCAGCAGCCGTAGCCGTAATTGCTGTGCCGTTTACAGCCCAGCTTCCCTGTAATAGATCAGGTTGAATACGCTCTACGGTTTGGCTGTCTCCATCAGTGTAAGAAGCCCCGTATAAAAGGCTGTCTATTTTATCCCAATTTTCATTTAACTCACCGCCCCAGCTATCGCTATCTGCGCCCACTACCGGCTTATTAAACTTATAATTTGTGGTATTTACAGCCATATTTCAAATCCTTTGTTGTGCGCAATGTACCACGCTACGCGGCCTCAGTCCATGTTTCACTAGCAACCGTTTGTACCGTATAAACTTCTGTTGCTTGGAACGGTTCCAACCAACCTCTTATCTTTACGTCAAACCCAGAATGTAAAAACGATCCGCTTGCAAGATCCGCACTCATCGCTTTGGTTATCGTAACGTCATAAACTGACATAGAAAACGCGCCGCTATCGGCTATCATTTTGTTGCCAATACGGAGCAGAACAGTATTGCCGGTTTGCGCAAATGACCCGCTCGCAAGGTCAACATTCATCGTCTTTTTAAACGGGATGACACTACCAGTTGCCGCGAAAGATCCAGCATCAAGCTGCGTGTTCATTGCAATGCTAAATGACGCATCTTGCCCAGAATATGCAAACACGCCAGCCGGTGTAAATTCTGTTATATCTTCAGTTATAGATTGGCCGGTAACAAAGAATAATGCATGGGAAGCATCAAACCTAAGCGCCTTTTGCAGCGTCACAGCTTGGCCTGTGGACGCGAAAGATCCAGACAGTACGTCTACGCTTAGATTGAACGACATAGGCGCTGCATGGCCCGTTACAGCGAAGCTGCCAGCCTCTACAGCCTCAGATATATCCTCAGTAATATTCTGGCCGGTAGTCGCAAAAGATCCAGATGCCAGAGAGATGTTGAACTGCGCATTAACGGCCGCGTCTTGACCCGTTAAGGCAAAGCTTCCAGCGTCAAATACTTCACTGATTTTTTCAGTAATTTCGTGGCCGGTTAAAGCAAATGAACCAGAGGCCGCTGTGATGTTAAACTGCGCATTAACATCTGCATCTTGACCAGTAATAGCAAAAGACCCGTTCTCTGCGTTTTCCCTTAACGCCTTTTGCAGCGTTACATCTTGGCCGGTAAGACTAAACGAAACGGGTTCAGCAACCAGACCAAAGCCAAGCTCAAAGATAACAGTTTGACCTGAGACAGAGAAAGACCCCGCCGCCAGATCCACATTCATCGTTTTGTTAAACTCAGCCGCCCTGCCATTTAAGACGTACTGACCATCAGGCACAAACTCAGTGATGAGTTTTGCTGCGCCCTGCCCACTAACCGCAAACGTGCCAGTATTTACCTCAAAGATATAATCCTGAGTTCCGCTGCTTGCTATTGGCCCTGCGGCTAGTGGGGTAAAACCTAACATTTACTCTGGCTTAGTCGGCCAAGTTACTTCATTGGGATAATTTGGTTGCTCTGTCGGCATATCTCGCAAAGCTTGTCTGTAAGCTAACTGTTCCGCTGTCGCTGGATAATCAGCTAAACCCCAGTGGTCAGTTTCTTTAAGACGCTCTTGTCTACCAGATAAGGCTATACCGCTGAGAAATTCTGTAGTGTCTGTCATGGCTTAATTCCTCCTACAAGATACCTAAGTCAAAGAAAGTTTGGCTCACGTCACTAAGCACGTTAATGGAAAAATCTATGTCATTAAAAGTATAATACCCATTTACTGAAATATTAGATGTTGGATAGTTATAAAATTCTACTAAAAGCTTTCCCCCACTTTGAAGGTTTAGAGTTGTGGTAAGTGAGCTACTATTAGTTGGGGTAGAGGCAGTATTATCAACAGTGAGAGTTACACTTGCTGCACTGTTCATAGCATTTACAGCAGTCGTACTCTGACTGGAAAACGAACCTCTTTGTATAACTGAGTACACAAGATTGCTGCCTATTTCCACCCAAACTCTGTAATACCCGCCTAAATAACCGTTTTGCATTACACCGCCTGATGTAGTCGCGTTGGACGCAATTTTTAGAATTTCGCCGTTGTTAAAGGTTGGCAAAGTACTATTCAGCACGACCTTAGTCATACTTGTTGAGGTTGTTTTGCTTATTGTGGTATGCGAGCTAATCTGTGTTGATATGCTTTCCAAGTTATCAACTTGCTGACCCGTATTGGTTGGCGTGTAGGTAGTTGTAACGGAATTTACATCGCCAATAAAAGGAAAATTACCTTTAGATGTTGCATCAAGACCAGAAATATTCTGCAATTGCCTTGAGTTATTTACGACCGTTGTGCCGTTTATCTGTAAAGCCATCGTCGCGTCCTTTCACTATTAGCTTTTCATGGATTGGATTTCAGCTTTCAGATCATCAATCTGAGTTTGCTGAGATTTAATTGCTTCAACTAGATGACCAATAAGGCCGACATAGTTAATAGATTTTATGCCACTATCTGCGTCAGTATTCACAACTTCTGGGATTATCGGCTCAACCTGTTGAGCAATGAAGCCTTGGCCTTGAACGCCACTCTCTTTCCAGTCAAAGGTAACGCCCTCAAGCTGACAAATATCAGAAAGCGCATTTTCAATTGGCTTAATGTTTTCCTTTAGGCGCTTATCAGAGGTGTTGTTAAAGGTTCCATCTACCGTTGTAATTCTGCCAGCCGTAATTTTCAGAACGTCATCAACGTCCCAAAAGCCAAATGACATAAAGTTACTATTAGATCCGCTAGATGAATATTGAAAACGCCAATCAGCAACATTTTTTGAGCTGAGGGCGCGGCCCATCATAAATTGTTCACTTTCACCAGAAGTGAGGTTTGAGTTTAAAGCCTCAATAGCCTTGTTGAACGTGCTTGAACTAGAGTTATTGATTTGCAAACACGCACTGCCGCTTGCGCCACCACTGTTGATTTCAATATCACCATAGAAGCGAGATGTTCCATCTTGGTCAATTCTAACTCGCTCAATACTGTTAGTATCTTTGTTTCCGTTTGTGGGTTTTGTGTAAAAACTTAACCTTGCGCCATCATCGCCAGAACCAGTAGTTTCTGACGCCTCTGCAAGAATGCGAGCGGGTAACTGAGCTACAGTCTGGGTTGGAAAATCAGGGCTTCCATCTGTGTGACCAAAGTTGACAGAACCCAAATCTTCGCCACTGGTTGTTGTGGTGTCATTTCTCAGTAAAACTAATTCCGCAGCGGCGGTAACAGTAGGCCAAAAAGCGTATTTACCATTTTCTTGATTGCGGAATTGTAAAACCCCACTATCACTCCACTGGATCATAGCCTTGTCAGTAGTGCCTTCTTGAAAGCGGATATATGGATCAGTTGCACCAGACAGAATAAGATGCTCATTTGTTGAGGTAGAGATTTCAAGCGGCCCCGTCATCGTATCACCAGTGACATTTACAAAACGACTGTCTGCTTCTGTCTCAGTGTAATACCGCCCATCAAGATTGTAAGATGTTAGCCCCGTCACATGACCATAGCCATCTAGAGTAACGTCTTGAATGACTGTGCCGCCGCTGTTGTTTACAGAGGCTTGGCTTGATGTATCAAGGTGCGAAATAGTAAGGTCAAATGGATCGCCATCAGAGCCTGTTGAGGTGTCTGTCCAATTGATGTCAATGCCACCACCTTCAACAAATTTCCACTCTTTGCCGTGAGAAATTGTCACCTCTGTGCCATCACCATCTTCAACGACAAAAGTAGTCAATTGATTTGTATTGGTGTTCGTGACGGTTTCTGTCGCGCTGCTAATGCCCGTGATATGACCATACTCATCCAACGTGATGTCTTGAATGTATGTCCTGCCAGAATTGTTTACAGAGGCTTGGCTTGAAGTGTCATCATGCGAAATACTGATTGTGGTGTTGCCACTTTGATTGGCTGTAAACGTACCAGAGCCACCTAGAGCGCCAGTGCCTTGCACCGTCAGCGTTCCATTTCCAATATCGGTAGTTTTAGCGAGACTTACACCGCCAGCAGTAGGCGTAGAATTAAAATTTACCGTGTTACTGTTATAAGGGTAATGAAATACCTCTGTGCGAGTGCCATTCTCTAAGCGATAGAACGTAATGTTATCGGAACTTTCTCCGCTTACGAAAGCTGGAGAACCATCGCCATTGTATGAGATACCGCCGCCGTAAGTATCAGACTGCCCAACTTCTAGCGCACCTGTGCCTTGGCTGTCACCATTTGCTTTGACAATTGCATTACCGCCATCATTACATTTTACTGAAAGGGTTGTAGAGGTTCCATTATCTACGGTGAGATTGCCAGTCATGGTGTCAGACGTATTACCACGCAAAAAGCGCGTATCACTTTCGCTCTCAGTGTAATAGCGCCCATCTAAATTAACTGACGCCAAACCCGTCACATGACCGTATCCATCTAAAGTCACGTCTTGAATTACTGTTCCGCTGCTATTGTTCACCGACGATTGGCTGGACGTATCTGAGTGATTAAAGGTGATCGTTTCATTTGACGATTGATCGGTTGTGAAATTACCGCCACCAGTTAGCGCATCTCCCGCAGTTAAAGTGATCGTGGCATTATTCGGGATCGTGTCTGTATCAGTATTGGTGTCTGTTGACGAAATCGTAATTTTTTGAGTTGAGGCATCAAAAGCAACGCTAGTTGCCCCCGATCCAGCAAACCTAACACCTTCTGCCGCGCTGACCGCAAATTGCTCTGTGCCGCCTGAGTTTTGAACCCGCCAATCTGTTGTGTTTGTATCGGTATTAACGACCGTTTCAGTACCCGTTGCCAGACCCGTGACATGCCCATATGCATCAAGCGTCACATCTTGGATATAAGTACGCCCAGAGCCGTTTACAGACGCCTGTGAGGACGTATCAGAGTGACTAATCGTAACGTCACCAGTGCCGCCGCCAGTTAGCCCGTCACCGGCTGTGATCGTCTGATCGTTTTTGGCG